GGTGTCTATATCGTTTAATTTGTCTACCGCGTCGCTTGTGTTTGTTGTTATGTTCTCTATTTCAAGGTTTATCTCATCCATCTTGGCCTGAACTGTGTCTTTTTGCTCGATTGCGGTGTTGAGCATTTCGTTGAAGTAATCGTTTGCTATTTTCTGTTCATCTTCGCTTAAGTTGAGGGAATTTGCCATTGCGGTTGCCGTTTGGTCTATCTTGCTTTGGAGGTCAAGCTGGTCTTTTGCGGTTTCCGCTGATTCCTGAATGGCTTCTATCTGGTCTGGCGTAAAACCAAACTTGGACAGTGTTTCTTCATCAAGAGCCATTGAAAGGTATGTTTTTCCTGTGGTCAGGCCGGATTCTGTGCCTATTGTCTGCCCAAGCGATTTTATGAGCCCTTGCGTCAGGCTTGCATACTCCGCTCCGAACCCTATGTTTATATCAGACAATTCGGACTCGAGCCGTGCTTTCAAATCAGCCACGGCGGCCTCGCTCAGTTCTGTTAGTATCTCAACTGTGTAGGTTTCGCCAACCTCAAGCCCAAGCAACTCATCTAAATTAAAGGCTTCTACTATGTCCGATTTGCTTGATTCAAGTTCGTCGATTGTCGTTTGGATTGCGTTGCTGTTTGCTATTATCTCAACTTTTAGGTCTTTGAAATTCTGAATTGTCTCTTTTGTCTTTGAGAGTGCGTTTTCTGTCGTGTTGAATATTGGGGAAAAATTAAAACTGCTTGTCTTTGCGGTTTGGGATGTCGTTGCAGGGATGCCATATGCAGTAAATCCGGCCATTTGGTACATCTGGGTTTCTTCCGGCATACCGGACCACATCTGGCCAATCGACTGCCATTCGTCCTTTGAACCGACTTCTTTCTTTGTCTTGTACAGGTCAACTGCAAGATAACCAAGGCCAGCCGCGGCTATTGTGGTCGCACCTGCGGCAGTCGTGAAGAAGAACCCAATGTCCCCTATTGTTGAAGCTACTGTTCCAAGGCCGGATGCCATTGTTATTATTTTTCCCCCAAGCAAAAGAACTGGCCCCATGGCGACGGCAAGCGTTCCCATTGCAAGAGCGACATTTTTAATCGGGTCTGGAAGCGCGGTGAACTTGTCTACTGCATCCGTAAGCATTGGGATCAATTTGCCCATGAACTTAACAACTTCGCCTATCGCCGGAGCAAGCGCGTCACCAAGCCTCTGGGCCAAAACTGTGGCCATCTGTTTCAGCGTGTCCCAAGAATGTGCAAGTTCTCCCGTCCCTGAGATGTACTCTTCATAGGCTTCGTTCATCGCGCCTACTGAGTCTGTCATTTGGGACAATTTTTCATCATAAACGTCGCTTTGCGCACCCGCAAGTGCAAATACAAGGGGCAATGCACGGATATTTGGAAATAGCTCGCCTATAGCCTCTTTTGTCCCGTCGGTTGTTCCAATAAGACTTATTAGCGCATTCTTGAAACCCAAGGCGCTTATCATCGAGTCTACTGTTTCATATCCAAGTTCCTGCATTGCGGCGCGCATTGATTCAGTCGGACTCATCATGGCGTTTAAAGCGCCTTTAAATTGTGTTGCTACTAATGTTGCGTCTCCCGTAACCCCTGTTAAAGTTGCGAATACGTTAAACAGTTCTTCCTCACTAACTCCAAGGGCCTGTGATTGTGCAGTTACGTTCTGGAGGGCGCTGCTCAATTCTGGGAATGTCGTCTGGCCCAACTTAACAGTCATGAAAGCAAGGTCGTAAACCGATTCCATAGCATCTGCGGATGTGTCGCCGTAGGCTTTCATTACAGCGCTTGAAAGCTTTATGGCGTCCAATGTTGTGCTGACGCCGGCCGCGGCGGCCATTGCGGAAAGGTTTAGCTTTTCAAGGGTGTCCGATGCGTCGCCAAAAGCTGAGATTATTTCATAAGTGCCTCTTGCCAGATCACTTGTGGATTTTCCGGTCTCTATCGCAAGTTCCTGGATTCCGTATTTTAGTTCGTTCACCCTTTCGGTGGCGTTTGGTATCAACGTGCTGATTTCTGTCATGGACCTGTTGAAGTCCGTTGCAACCTTGGTGGCCGTTACTGCGACTGCGGCAAGCGGAAGGCTAAGCCCCATTGTCAGGGACTTTCCAACACTCGTCATCTTTGTCCCAAGGGCCTGCATCGAGCTTGCGGTAGTGCTTAATTGCGCATTTGCCGTTGTCAATGCGGTCTTGAACTGCGTTGTGTCAGCAAGTAATTTTATGTTAAGGTTGCCTACGTTTACCGTCTAAAGACCCCCGTGCGTGAGTTTGAGGTACTTAGCTTTTGCGTTTATGCGAATTGCGAATTCTTCGGGCGTTATATCGAACAGTTCGCTCCTGGTCAGGTTTAGAACGCCAAAGGCTTCCGACTCTATTTCACTGAGGTACCACATTACATCCCAGTCGAGCTTTCTGCCTTTGGCGCTTTTGCCTTTTTTGAGTCCACCAGCCAGCCTGCGCCGTTTGTGGCCTCGCCTATTTTCGTAACGATATAACTGATGTTTATGTCTTTTTCGTCAACGATTGTCAGGAGTTCGTCGAACGTTATGTTCGGGTCCTCCTGTGTGAGCATTGCCCAGCATAGCGCCAGTATGTCGCGGGTTTTCAGTTCTGTTATCTCGTTCAGTATGCGTCCGAGCCCTTTGTTCAGTGCGTCTTCGGCTTTCATCATTGTTCTTGGCGTGCAGACCAAGGTTCTTATTTTGTCCAATTCTATTGTTATCGGTCTTGAAACTATTTTATCACCTTACGATGTCGATCTTGTGACTGGGCCAGTTACCTCGAATGTTGCAGAAACTGTCGCCATATCACCTACGTTCCCGCTTAGGGGCGTCCAGTCCTTAAGAATCGCGCTTCCGCTATATTCTGGGTTTGTCGCGCCCTTAACGGCCGAGTCCGGCCTGATTGCAAAAGTTATTGCCGCTCCGCCGTTCCAGATGGCCCAAAGCGTGGCATCTGTTTCAGTTGCCGCAAAGTCAGAGTTGAACTCAACCGTGAAGTTTGCATCTTTCAGTCCGACGGCTTTGGTTCTTGCCGTTGCGCTCATCGCTGTTGAGTCCGGCGTCTCTTGGATAAAATTTGTTGTCAGGCTCCTGACATGGTCGCTTATATCTACCGAGTTTATCGTCAGATGCGCGTCTGTGTAAACAAATACTGCCATTTAATTCCTCCTGATTTATAATATTCCCATTGATAACATTACATTGAATGTTGGTGTGTCCGTTCCGCCTACTGTGTAGGCCATACGCCAATAATCGTCAGTCACCGCTCCAGAAACTGTTTCCATTTCGTTGGTTTCGTCTGTTGCCTGTGTGAATGTCGCCCTTGTCGTTGCCGAAGTGAAGTCGGCATTGTCGTCAGACTCTATTGTAACGTCAAGAGTTGGGTTTGTCCCGCTCACCGTTACAACATGCATGGCCGCGTAAAGCGTCTGTCCTGCCGCCAATGCGCCTAATTGTGTCCCTGTTGAGTTTCCTGTCGCCGTTATGTTTCCTGTTTTTTCAACCGTCGAATGGATCAGTTTCCCGCTTCCCTCGCCGCGGATGGTGAAACCGTACATTTCCCCAATGCTTCCGCCAAGGCTGAACTCCGCCATGTCCGTGTAGAAGACATATCCGTTATTTCCAGCCGCCTCATCATATGGAAACACGGATGTCAGGACATTGTCAGTTCCGTAATACGCGTTTATCACATCCTCGACCTCAAACGCCGCCGTGTTTGTCTGTGCAAAGCCCTCTCCGCTGAATGTGCAATGCTTCAGGCCGACCGCTTTTGTTCGTTCGGCAGAACCGAGGGTAGTTGAGTCCCTTATGTCCTGCGTCGGGGAAATGACCACCGATTTTAAGTCTGTTGTTATGTCATATGAGCCGTAATAGAATTTGGCGTCCCTCACTACGAATACCGCCATTTTATACCTCCTCGAAAGGCTCTGAAAATGTCGCCTTGCAGTCCGGGCAATAGAAGTTCCTCATAGGCGAACCCATGGTTGTTGTCTCTATTGCGTTCTCGTGGTAACATACTTCAGTTCCTTCCAGTTTGTCTATGATTTTTTGAACTTTCACCTGAAGGGATTTAAGTTCGTATATTATATCGTCAATAAGCCCTCACCACCCGAAAAGATGTCTTTACCTTGTAGTTGTTGTTCTCGTCCCTTCCAAGCGGGAACGGCGTCTGTGTGCATTTTATGTAAAGATAGCTATGTGACTCTATTGTCGTCTTGTGAACGTAATTTAAGGCCGTTATTATTGAGTCTATCTTTGTGTGCGCCGTTGCCTGGGATGAATTCCTGACTATGATCTCAACCGAACCGTCCGAGACGTTTACCGAGTCCTCGAAATTTCCTGGGCCGTCGTAGACCCCTATGCAATTCCCGGTGGTTGATGAAAGCTCGTTTATGAACATATCCGTACCCACAGTTCCAATGGACTGGTCCTCAAGGTATTCACCTATGTCGTGTGCTATGCTCATAACACCGTCGCCCCCGCATAGGCCCTTATTCTCTTTGCAAGGTCGCTTGGTATCTTTGGTTCCCTAAGCTTGAACGGCTTTTCAAGGTACTTGTAGTTTGTACCCGGCTTGTGCTGGGCTGTCGGGTCCTCGTGGACATGGTAAGCTATATCGAAGTTTTTTTCTTCATCAAATTTGTAGAATCCGACAATTGCCGAAATCTTTGTTCCGTCTATGATCGGGCCTTCGACATGCCCCGATTCCCTTAGCTGGGTTGTTTCCCAAGGCGTTTGGGGTACTGCCATATCCAAGATTATGTTCGCCTCGTCAAGCAGGCTCTGGGCCATTATGGCGGTTATCTTTGTCTGGGCTATCGCCATGTTTCTCATTATCTTGTCAAGCCCCGAAACGACAACTTTCAAACATACACCACCGTTATGAAATTTATCCCAAACCTGTCTGGTGTCGTGTCTATCCTAAGTATCTTTGGACTTACGGAGTCACCCACCGAGTTTGAGAATGTTATCTTGTCCTCAACTTCTATGGGTACGGTACCGAGAAGATATATCCTTGCGCAAGATATTTTCTCAGAGCCTTGGTCTGTCGTTATTTTCTTCGGGCTGAACTCAACCCGTGCGCTGTATGTGCTTGCATCCCCAAAACTATGTTCGGCATAGTCGTTTTGTCCGGTTGACTGCTGAATTGTCACAGTTGAGTTCAATAATCCGTTTAGCATTAGTCCTCCCAGTCCCTTTCTACTTCGAACACATCGTTCTGGTCAAGATCCAAGTCACCCATTTCCGTGTCGGCCCTTGTTACCGCGTCATAGTCTCCGCTGTCCTCGCCTGCATAGTCCGTAAACTGGTTTATCATTGCCTTGTAGAGCGTCCAGAATGTTGTCTCGTCGGGGTTTCCTTTCTTATAAGAGTAGTCGCCTATCTTTTCAGACTCCATGCCTACATTTCCCTTTGAACTCTCAAAGAGGTGGCAGATCAAGAGCGCATGGCAATAGTCGTAAACGTCTGAATCCAAATCGGTTGGCGCATCCTTTGAAAGTATTGCCGTTCCTATGGTCTTGTAGCTTGTAAAATCCGCTTCCGTGAAATCTCCGCTAGCACCTACCGTATAGGGGCTTACAAGTGCGATCATTGCAGTGGATACGGTCATTTTATTACCTAGTTATGTAGACGTTGCAGTTGTTCACCACATCATCCCCTCCCGAAGTACCTGACGTCTATTGTTGCCGCAGATCCCCCCTCCTCTGAGACAAAAGTGAACCTTATGTAGGTTATTGCGCCCTCAAACACGAATGCATACGTTCCGTTTGCGGTTTTGGTTGTGTCTGAATTGCTTGAGTCAAGATTGAAAAAATTTGTACCGTCAAGGCTTCCTTCTGCACGAACCGTTACGCTTGTGTTTTTGTTTGCAACTTTGTACTGGAGTGTGTGATGTATAACCGGG